GCCCACTGTGTCTTGGTGTAGACGGACACAGGACGTCCAGCAAACTGTAAGTGCTTCTTATCGAAAGAGGGATCAACCCCTCTCTTTAAGAAGAACTTCATCAAAGCTCCAATTCCATCTAGGATAGATGGTCTTGGACGGGATTTCACAACTAGACCTTTGACAGTCCAGTGGTGAAGGTTTGCATCCCAGCGCAGCCCTTTTTGGTAACCTAAAAAGGAATTGCGTCCTAAGAGGACAGATGTGTCGGTAACTACCGGCATTGGCGCAAGCCGTTGCAAGTAGGTATCCAACCACTCAACTGTTATCCAGCAACCAGCTTTGTAAAGCTGATTACGAAGACTAACAGCTGATAACATCTGATCAGCCTGCTGCGGCGATGTAGGTAGCATACGACGGCAGTAAACCGGTGTAACCGGTACTCCATCGTAGGCATCCAACCCACAAGACTCTCTAAACTTCCCAGTGTAGAAAGACTTGTTGGTGTTTACTCGAAGATTGAAATATTCGAGTTCACTCATCACCGACTGCACATATTCTACGGGGACAATGATATCATCTCCGTAGATACGCACCTGAGAAGAAATCTCCTGAAGGAGCTTCTTACTCAACCGGCGGCCTGTGCTACGTGAAATCGCGCTGATAACTATGGTATAGAATACCATAGCTTCAATGGGAAAACACATAGCAGAACCCATAGACGCGAACCTAGAAAGGTGTCTAACACCAAATCCAGGAACGTCCGCTTTAAGTGAGCGACATGCAAACAATGCTTCTCTGAACTGAGGAGCACGAGTAAGCATATCCCACACAAGCGATGCAGAGACCCTATCAGAAGCGTCCTTAAGATCGATAGTCGCAAGACTACCATCAAAGGACGACTTCTGGGCCCAATCCTGATTCACCGTTTGATCGGTGAAGCCTAATGCCCCGTTAAAGGCTTTAGACTTTTCGAGGATCGGCACGACTACCTCCAAAAGAGCCTGTTGTGCATATTGCATGCACACAGGTTCAATGGCAATAATTCGTGGAGTCTTCAGCGTCTTTGGAACTTGAATAACCCTAACAGGTCGTTCAAATTCCGGGTCGACGAATTCAACTGTATCCAAGGCCTCAATCATATTCCAGTTCGGAATAAGAAAGAGATCAGAAGGAAAACAGTTTTCAAGTCTCGTGTGCCACTCACGCCACTCGTATTTACTGTTCGCAGATACTTTTTGCGCAGTGGCACCCGGTCCATGTTTTGGAACAAGAGCTTCCGGTAAAAATAGTTCATCACCGAAATGTTCTTGATTCCACAGCATATCCGCAACTCTTCTGAAGTGGAAATGCTGAGTGGGTAGGCGCTTGCCTAAACACTCATGGAAGGAAGAGGAATCTGTGCCAAAATCGTCTCGAAAGAATCGATCATGGTTCAGTTCCCACTCCCTGACTTCGTCGTTTGTCTCAATAAACCGCGTAAAGGCATCTTGCACGCGTGCATCACTGCACTCGTGTTCGACCTTCTTCATCATCAAACAAGTTTGACGAATGAAAAAGATTGCCTGTACGTTAGGCTTATCGAGCAGGACACCAGACTTAGGATCAAACACAAGCTGAAGCAAACCGCGAAGGAATTCGGGGAGAGCTCCACGTTTCTGGAAACCACGAAACGTGTCGTCAGCCACATAACCTCTCTCAAGACTTTTCTCAAAGTCGGAGCAGAAGTTAGGTAGAGTTATCATCAGAAATGATAACCCTTCATGCTTGATCCTTCTCGTGATTGTTTCAAGATCACGAGTGGTGCTAGTGCTACACCAGATACTGCTATCTTGCAGTATCCCCGTCAGAAGTCGTATCAGGCGTTTCATGCGGACTCTCTTGTGAAAAAGAGGGCTCAGCAATCCCTGCCATGATACCAGGCCTCTGTCCGTAACCGACGACTGCCCAACTGATCACGAAGAACAGTAAGGCAGAAATCATACAAAGTATGATACCGACGGTTATGAAGGTCCAGTCGCGAGACATAGCTCTAAGCTACGACTCGCCACCAAGGACCGAAGTCACCTTGGCGCTCGAAGAAGCCGTGAGATAGGCGGTAAGCCCATCCACGATTTGCTTCGCCTCGGCAACGGTGTACCCAGTAATGGGAACATCCATGACGAGGTAAGCAGACATCGAGTATTTGATGTTCTGCGAACTAATCAGAGGGTCCGCCGCAATCTTGGAATGATTGAGGCGTACCGTCCGA